CGGGAGTAGTGTCGTCCGTGACCGGAAGCGTCGGAGCAGTGTCGTCCGTGACAACGCAGTCAACGAGCGTGTCTGCGTCAATCTCCGGGCTCATGCTAGCGGTAGTTTCAATGACAAGAGACATTTCTACTAAGCTTTTCTTGTGTGCAGATTTCATCATTATTAGTTCAATTAGCTTAGAATTGAAAATTAAGATATATATTCACAAAGATCTCAAACCCGAACCATCATCTCGTCTTTCGTAAACGAAAAAATGGATATGATCAATTTCCCTCGCGATGATCCCAGCTTTGTCTTTCTTCAGATGTTTCAAACATCTACCGAAAGGGAAGTGGCAAGTTACATGAACAGTCGTCGAAATCTCAATTTCAACGTCCATGACAAGTACAATAGGAACACTTTGATGCTTGCTATCTGTAAGAAGTGGCAACAAGTTGCACTTACGATTATTAGTATGCGAACCATCGATTTCGGAGCAGTTGACAATCAGAACAAGACAGCGCTGATGCATTCTTGTGAACAAAATCTTCAACAGGTTACTTCGCAGATTCTTCAAACCGGCAAGGCTTATGTTGGCTGTGTTTCTAAAACGGGATGGACAGCTTTGATGTATGCCTGTAAGAACTTCGACGTTGAAGCTGTCAAAGTCATGCTTGCAACAAGAAAGCCTGGTCTTGATCAAGTTAATTCTGAAGGTCAAGATGCTTTAACAATAGCAACAACAGGGAGCGGAATGCAAGATGTTTCTTTGCAGCTACTACGTTTAGGAGGTTACAATCCATTAGTCAAAGATAGGTATGAGTTACCCATAATTTATTGTTTGGTTCAAGAAGATGAATCTTATCAAATCGTTGACGAATTGATTAAAAATCATAATGTCGATCCAGGTGAAATTTTTCGTGACGGATTGACTCCATTGATTGTTGCATGTACCGGGAAAAACTTAAAATGTGCCGAAATTCTTTTGAAAACCGGTAGAAGCAATCCAGGACATGTGACATCTTATGGTGTTGATGCTTTGTTAGTTGCGTGTCGGAATTCAATGGATTCCACTGCCGCAGCTATTTTAGCTACGGGTCAGTGTGACGTCACTTTACGAGACGCCACCGGTAATACCGCTCTTGGTTATGCGATTTTCCATGATCTTTCAGACACTGTTGTCGCTTTCGGGACGTCTACTAACGCCAGTTTTGATACAACAGTTCTTCCCAATAAAACTTCCCCTTTGGAATATACTAAATCAAAGGGATGTTGTCTGAGTTCTGAAGCAGTTAACACTATTTTGGAAAAGACATTGGACAAACGAAGCTTACTGAGGTACTTCCTTGACACAGATCAAAAAGATAAGATTGTTGACTTGATTTCGGAAAAGAGTCCTGGGATTCTAGACATTGTCGGCTCCGACTCCTTTAAGGAGTCGTTCGTGTCTGACAACATGTGTCTGATTTGTAAGAATTTTTCTGATGAAAAGTACAGGCACACAAACAGTACCGCCGGGTGTGGTGCCTTGTATCACCCTGAGTGCTTGGATAAGTGGCTCACGTATGCTCCTGGTCAAATAGTCAGGCTAACGCCTTCCAATTGCTTTACCTGTCATGAACCGATCAAATATACACCTTTCGCTCGAAACGGAAGAGTGATTGTATCACAAGAACAAATCAGCGGTCTTGACAAAACTAAGATTCATAAGGTCTGTCAGAAGTGTAAACGTGTTTTTGAAGCAGGTGACCGTGAATGTGTTGCCGCTGGCGAAGACACTACCCCTGACACTTGTTCAGCATGTGCTTTACGGTTGATTACTTGTCCTAAGTGTGGAACACAGTCTGAACATCATTCTGGCTGCAATGAGTATGCTTGTTGCCGTTATGGAAATGACGCTTGCAAAGAACGGGGTAGTAGATGTGACCATGGTCGAAGTGACCTTTTCGCTTTCTGTGGACATCGATGGTTGATTGATCATTCTTTGATGAATACCGACATTCAACAGAATGGAGGCGAAGTTGGCGAAGCGGCAGGACCATTCGCAGAAGGCGGAGGCGACAGACCGATTGGGCGTTGCGGCATTCCAAATTGTTGCCTTGACGACGTAATCCCTGATTCCGATTCTGAAAGACGCGAAAGACGCGAAAGACCTCCGAGTCCCACTCGAGCAAGTTCGGCGGCACTTTACGGCCGCGGAAGAGGCCCTCGTCAAAATGGTGGACGCTTTGGAGGAAGAGGTCGATACGGTGATCGTGAAGGCGGCTTCGCTCGTGGAAGAGGACGTGGTCCTCGACCTCTAAGATAGCCAAGCCCAGCAAGTTCTGAAAGTTCAGTAGAACAACATAATGAAGTTGTAGTCAATCGTCAAACAAGAGCGCATTCTGTAAATTGTTTAATGTATGGTATGAATGCAACAAACCCATGTAACTGGGAATCTCGAAACACAGCTATCAGTTATTACAATCGAATTAATGTTACTCATCCGAATTGTTTCCCCAGATCTTTGCCCAGAATTGGTCTATGCTTATGCTGCTCGTGCCTTCTGGTCGTCACAATGTGGTACCCGAAGTACGTATGCATCAGCACTGATTCTTAGCCCGGTTTGCATGAACAACGTCCGCGGATCCGACCGAAGGGAGGCAAGCGAAGCCAACGATCTGGCTAGAAGTGTTACTGTTGGTGATAACACCAACAGTAACAGTGTTACTGGATTGGACTAAAGAACATTAAAATTAGTGTTACACAATGTGTAACATATATAGAGTATTGAAATTTAATCTTAAGATTCTTAAACTCAAAAACAAGAATGTTCAGTGTCCTTGATTCATTAATTCCAGAACTCCGGGTAGAAGATGTTGATCCTGAAAGCCCACCTGTTGTTCTTTCATTGTTCCCAAAAGCGGTAATCGTAGATTGTAAGACTTTGAAACCTGATCACCTTCTAAAAGTAGCTTCATGGATACTATTTCCAAAGAACCATGTCATAACAACAACGGTTGAATGCTTGCATGCTAAAAGCCGTCAGAATGTAATCACAATGCTACTAAGTGCAATGACAATTTCGTCAGAACAAGCAGACGAAATTGTCAGGTCTCCTGACCAAAAGACAATCCAAGAATTTAGTGCTGAAGCCAAGTTCTTTGGTATTCATACCGAGCTTCTTAAGATTTGTACTCCGAAAGAACAACTTCGAACCATTGAACAAGCGCTTTGTGATATTGGTGAGCGCGGAATGCATGAAGTTCATGTTGTTTCCACAAATGCAGTTGTCATTGGTAAAGACTACTATTCTTGTATTAGTCCAACTAAAATTCCTCAACTTTACATTTGGAGTGATACCAATTGGTTGTTTCATAACATTCCAACTGGACGTCGCTCTACAGACACATGTCGTCCGCGTAAAGCAACAACCTTTGGAAAGATTTCTGAAATGGACAAACTTTTGGCTTTGCCCGCCTCCCTTCGGACGCCTTTAGTTACACCTGCCTCCCTTCGGTCGGATCCACGGACGTCCTTAAAATAATTAAGATTTGAAAATCTGTTACAAATTTAGAATTTCTAAATTTGATGTTGTGACTACTAACTCCTGCAGACATTTTTGAGTGTTTTTACCCTATCTTTTTGTCGAGTCAGAAATCATAATTTTCATGAAAATCTCTAATTTTACAGGAAGACATTCTGAAATTTTCAAAGATATTTGTCGACTTGTCTTGGGAAATACAAATTTTAGTAAGATTGAATTCCGAAATTATAATGATTTCCATAAAAACCCCCTCATGTTATTATTTATAAGAATCTTGTTCTTATTTACAGGGTTTATCTCATTCACATACTACATTGAATATCAACGTTTGTATTTGACTGTTCCATATCCTATTTGGGGTCTTAACATTATGGTCCTGCTAGTTTGTCTTTGGAATTTTCTTTTGTTGATGTACGGTGTTGACACACCGTGTATTCTCTGAACAAGTTTATTTTCTTCACAAAGAGTCTTGTAATATTGAAATTTTCAATATTTATAATACAAATAGATTAGACGACGATTAGAATTAAAAGAAGATTCGAAGAAGATTCGAAGAAGATTCGAAGAAGATTCGAAGAAGATTCGAAGAAGATTCGAAGAAGATTAGAATTAGAAGAAGATCAAGAAAAGAAGAAACACCAATATCACTCCAACTACTCCAACTGTTGCAACGTTTGTCAAAATTGTCGTATTATTTGATGGAACAGTTACAGGGACCGGAGGAAACAATGGGTAATAATTTCTTATCTTTGGGGGATCAACAACACTAAAACCGGTGACTGCGTTGAGTGTTTCACCCATATAAGTGAAAGAAACAATTACTGTCTGTAAACTTAAGGAATTAAGCAGAACTGAATAACCAAACATTTGATTTGCATTAAACACGCGAGGAGGATAATCGCTAGAAGCCAGACTTACCTCCACCAAAATATTTTCTAAATCACTTGAATCACTAATGAGATTGTGAATCTTTGCCGCGCTAAGAATCTCTGTTAACTCTCCTGCAATAGCATTATTTGACGTTAATGTTCCTGTGATACCAAAGTTGACCACAGCATAGTTAACATTTGCAGAATTAGATACCATTCCATTATCGTCTTCTACAGTGTAAGTGAAAGAAAAGTTTCCTGGTAGATGATCGGCATTAATAAAAAGTTCTCCAATAGAATTAAAGTTCGCTTCTGCGTTGACACCAACACCTACAACCAATCCAGTCTGAACAACCTGAGGCGGAGTATAAGTGTCATTTACCAAAACACTGAACGGAGGACTAGCTATCAACCGTTGATTGTTTGGATGAACGTTAAAAGATTGCGCACTAAAGTCATCATCAACCGCTACAATTAACGGACCCGAAGGGCCAGGTTTGTAAACAGCAATACCACTATAATTATTTGTAGTGTTAGTGTATGGAATTGCATATAGCGTTTTGTCAAGAGCATACGCTTGAGCCCGTGGGGCAAGAACAGCATTTGCATCAATATCTGTAACAATTTTGTTGTAAAATACAGAATCTTGTGTCCAAGTCGAACCATCCCATGTCCAAACACCAAATTTAGTTGACGTGTTTGGAGTCCCAGAGAAGGAAATAGTGTTCTTGTCGCTGGAAATGGAAATCTTTGAAGTGATACTTGTACCAACGTCAAGAGCAATTGTCCCAGACCGAGCAAACCAATCTGTTGTATAGTCATAAACAATAATCGAATTTGTATTAGAATTGAATAAAGCAACTGTATCACCATCGGGTGACATTCCTACAGCACTAACAACCAAACCTGAGAATTGAGTACCTTTGGCCGCCCAGGATGAACCATTCCATGTCCGTATCTGGAATGGTTGCCCCGAATTTGATACACCAATTAGGTTGGTCATTGTTGAGTCAATGTCAGACATCAAAGAATAATTTGTTTGTGATGGAGGCGCAACTCGAAGTCCATTTGGAGCCCAAGTGCTTCCGTTGTAAGAATAAAATCGTAATTGTCGATTCGGATCTAATGTCCCGGAAGCAGAACCAAAGTAACAAAGAAAATTGTTCCAGCACTATTGCATCGAACAGAACGTCCATAATCAGATATACCTCCTGCAAATGGCGTTGTGTATTCAAGATCCCAAAGGCTGGTACCAGTGTTGTAATGATAAACTCTAGATCGAAAATCACTACAAGCAGCAAAAACTCTGTCACCAGCGTTAGAAATATCAACCGTGAAACCAATATTTTCGCCATCATTGGCACCTCGGATTTCATTCCCTACAACAGAGAAATCAGCTGTGTTGTAAACAGTTATCCTTCCTCTGTTAGTTCCTACGTTACCATCAGTTGATCCACCAACGGCCATAAAGTACCATCAATGTTTACTGCTGCGGCACCATAGTTGGAACCAGTGATTTCTCCTTCAAAGTTACCGTAGAATGTCAGCATCTTTTACTTATTGGAATTGGTATAATAATTTGTTTGAAAGTAAACAAAATTTGTTTACTTAGTTAACTATAAAGAGCGTCACGAGTATTCTTGTAAAGTAATGGTGTCGGCGGTGGGATTTCGATTGGTCCTTGGACGTAATCTATTTGATCTCTGATTGCAAATGGAAGTAAGATTGGAAGCGTCACGGTGTCCACAACGAAAGTTGAAGTTACTATTAGGCTAGTAGCAATCGCTTTACCGGTCTTCTTAACGACCTTTTCAGTAAATTCGAGAGCATCTTCAACAGCTTCAAGAATAGTCCAGTAGAACATTGTTTTGGTTAACAAATTGTGATCGAAGATTTCAATTAAGACACAACTTAGCCTATTGTCACTGGTTGACACACATCAATTGAATACTTATACATGTTTATTTAATTTACAGAAAGGTCAAGCGTCTGCAGAGCGACGCCGGCAAACCATGGAAGTCTCTACAAAGAATTACTATTACAAGTCGTGGGAAGAAGCATTTTCAAAAATTGATGTTGAAGGCATGATTGAAACAATTATTGAATCCGTTACAGAAAACATTGAAGAATCCTGGAAACCTAAATTTCCATTTCACATACTGAAATTTATCATTGAAAGTTTAGTCTACAACGACGACTTCGAACCTATTCTCCCATACCCAAAGCTAATGTTAAAAGCTTTCGAACAACCTGTTAGCTCCATTCGAATTGTAATTCTTGGTCAAGATCCATATCATTCAACTGAATTAGGGCAATATGGTCCAATACCACAAGCAATGGGCTTGAGTTTCTCTGTCCCTATTGGAATTAAAGTGCCACCGTCACTAATGAATATTTACAAGAACCTGATTAAGTTTGGACATCTTTCAAGAATGCCTTCTCATGGTAATCTTGAAAAGATTCAAAGCCAAGGAGTAATGTTCCTGAATTCTGCTTTGACAGTGTTTGAAAAGAAACCAAACTCTCATCAGAGAGTTTGGCGACCGTTCACCACAAAAATTCTTCAAGAACTTGACTCCGAAAATATAACTTTTGTTCTTTGGGGTAAAGATGCTATCGATCGCGGGACATGTTTGAAAGAAAGCCGTTTACTTTGTAGTTCACATCCATCTGGTCTTTCTTGTCATAAACCATGTGGGAAATATCCATCATTCATGGACTTTGATTTCGCAAAAGATCTTGGAATCGATTGGAATGTTCTGATAAACTAACTCGAAATATTGGAATAACGTAAAATTTACGTTATCACATTGTCAAAACCAAAAGTTACACATTACTCCGTCGTTGGACAATTGTGGTTGAAACTCCGGCACCAAAGCAACAAATACAAATGACGCTGATGAAAATAATCCAAATCATGAAATGCTCGGAACCGCTTCGTTCACATGTTACATCAACGGTTGTTGTATTCTGAGGAATTGGATACAATGCTTGCTCAAAAGTTGATGAACTATCTGTCAAAGCAGAGTTGTAAATTTGTTGCCCAATCAACGTGAAGAGTGTACGAATGTTACCGTAAACTACCATTGTTTGTGTGTGCAATGAGAGTGTATCAGTTTCAAGTTTACGACTTGAATACAAAATTCAATTACTTCATTACAACTAAATGAATTCTCACAAAGAAATTCAACTAAATGAATTCTCACAAAGAAATTCAACTAAATGAATTCGTACAAAGAAATACAACTAAATGAATTAATATTCCAATATCAAATCTTAAAAATGGACAATCCGACAACCAAGCGTTCAAAGAAGAGTGACAAGGCTAAGACAACCAGACAAAAGAATGGGCCTTATTCAACTCGATCGGCGAGGATAACCACTTCCGTTCAAGAGCAAGCCGTCGATTCAAGTAAGACTTTGGTGAAGAAGTCTAAGTAACCTTGTGACACGCAGCGACGCACAGAGAGTGAACAAATTTTGTTCACTATATTTTAACAATATATCCTCTTTTCTCATGAAATTGTAGGAATATTTATCATATATACCGAGAAATCTTGAAAATACGCTTTCAGATTGAATCATTCCGGGAACACCAAAATAATAAAACTCAAGTCTACAACGTCTGTAAGCAATATGTCTTCCAACCTTGTTCCACCTGTGGTCGCGGCTTCGCCAGTCCCGCCTACTTTCTTCGGTGCAACTACTGGCACCAATCCTCCAGGTGTCACATACACCAACCGTGCGCCCGGCCAGGAAATCACTCCCAAGGCTCCGTGCAGTCATCCATGCCATTTCAAGAGTGGTTGCGTCGAAACTCGCGACGACGGTCTGAGCTACTTTATGGACACTACAATATGTGTCACTCATGAGTGCCCGATCAACCCTGGCTTCTACGCACCTCGCGGTCCCAAGAAGAGCGTCTGCTAAGCAACCTCACTTCTTTCAAGTCTTCTTTACAGGAGTTTGGTTGGAACTTGTTCTGTATTTTCCAATCAAAAAATACTCTAAATCATTTACAAGTTTAAATCTATTATCTTCTGAAGAATCATTATTTTCTGAAGAATCATTATCTTCACCCGGCGTCGCTCTACGGACACTCTTAGCGTAGCTCCGCAAATATTTTGAGATCAGAATAGTATATCAACAACATATTTACATCAAAAATAAAGTTTATTTAACGTCAATTCTTAGAATTGTAGAATTGTAGAATTGTAGAATTGTAGAATTGTAGAATATTTCTACAATTCTTTTTAGCAAGATTATTCAAGATTTAAGAACTCTTTAGGAAAGAATTTAATAGCATCATTATTTTGTTTCAA